AGTCATGATCTAAATACTCTAAAGCGATTAAAGTTCCGTTATTATCGTGGTGAGATGGGACGTGATGAATTAGCTGAACTAGAATGGCCTCAATATCAAGGGGTTAAGCCGCTTAAAAATGAGCTTGAACAACTTCTTGATAGTGATCAAGATGTAATTTCATTAAAGCTTAAATTAGAATATCTTGAGACTATGTTATATCTACTTGAATCAATCCTAAACCAAATTAAATCACGTGATTGGGAAATTAAAACCGCGGTTGATTGGAAAAAGTTTTTGGCTGGTGTATGATTAAAGTAGAAAAGATCAATGAAGTTTTTATTCGTGTTTATGCTGATCATGATATAGAATACGAATTATCGGAATATTTCACATTTGAAATTCCTGGTGCTCGATTTATGCCGGCATATAAAGCAGGAATTTTTGATGGTAAGATTCGGTTATATAATCTTCATACCAAAACCTTATACCTTGGATTATTAGATTATCTTCGTGTTTTTGCTGAGCGTAATCAATATGACATTGAATATATTAATGAAGTAGAACTAGATAATATTATTGAACAAGATGAAGTTGAACGGTTTGCTAATGATCTAGATCTACACGGCAAGCATGGCAAAATCGAGATTCGTGATTACCAAATTGAAGCAATTCATACCGCAATCAAAAAAAATCGCACAATTCTTGTTTCACCAACTGGTTCAGGTAAGAGTCTAATCATTTATACTTTGATTAGATGGTATATTGAAGAAGGTAAAAAATGTATGATTGTTGTGCCTTCTACCTCATTGGTTGAGCAGCTTTATGCTGACTTTGAAGACTATTCAAAGCTTAACGGTTGGTCGGTATCCGATAATACACAAAAGCTTTATTCTGGTTTTACCCGAGAATTTACAAGAAATGTGTTAATTACTACATGGCAATCAATTGTCAAACAACCAAAAGAATGGTTTGGACAATTTGATGTTTTAATTGGGGATGAGGCACATACATTCAAGGCAAAATCACTTACTTCTATTATGGAAAAACTGGTTAATACCAAAATCAAAATTGGTACTACCGGAACGCTTGATAATAGTAAAATAAATATTTTAGTATTACAAGGAATATTTGGTCCAGCACATCGTGTTACAACAACAAAAGCTCTTATGGATAATAAGAAGCTAGCTGAACTAAAAATAACCTCTTTGATTTTAAAATATGATGAAGAATTGAGAAAGAATTTTAAGAATATGACATATCAGCAGGAAATGGATTTGCTTGTTTCAAATGAAAAGCGAAATAAGTTTATCCGCAATTTAACTTTAAAGTGCACTGGTAATACATTATTATTATTTCAATACGTTGAAAAGCATGGTAAGATTTTACATGAACTAATTACTGAAAAGGCAGATGAGAACCGAAAGGTCTTTTTCATTCATGGTGGAACACATGTATCAGATCGTGAAGCTATTCGTAAGATCGTAGCACAAGAGTCTGATGCTATTATTATTGCTTCATTTGGTGTTTACTCCGCTGGTATCGATGTACCTTCAATTGAAAACGTGATCTTTGCTAGTCCTTCAAAATCTAAAATACGTAATTTACAATCAATTGGCCGTGGGCTTAGACTAAAGGACGGTAAAACACATTGTAATCTGTATGATATTGCAGATGATCTTTCATATAAGTCATGGAAGAATCATACCCTCAAACATGCAGCAGAAAGATATAAATTATATACTGAAGAACAGTTTAAAATTCAACTAATAGAGGTACCATTATGAGCGCAACTGATTATGTTGTCATTGTTAAATTAATTACCGGTGAAAGTCTTATTGCGGTAATTGTTGATGATAATGGTAAAGCGATTAAAATTGAACATCCATTTCTTATTACTTGTAATCAAGAATATGATAGTTATAATTTAGCACAGTACTGTCCTTTTTCTCCTGATAGTTTATATTTAATTCTTTATGATAAGATCATCTCGGTGTCTTCAGCAGAAGAAGATATTGCTAATAAATACATAGCTATTCTTGATCAACACTTTGCTGAAGAACAAGAAGAACAAGAAATTAAAACAGCAGTAGAAATAACAAAAACACTTGATAAGTTAGAATCAATGTTGGATACAGTTAGTATTAAATCTAATAAAGATTCAATCTGGATCAAGGGTACTGATACAATCCAATAGATAGTTTATATCCATTACTTGACAAACCCAATAAGAGGATCTTATCTTATTTAGGAATTTTTGTACAATTTATTTAATAAAATATGGTATATAAATTTAATTGTACAAAATAATATAATTGTTGTAGAATTCCTTATTATTGAAAGGAGTTGTATGACCGCACATTACGTAAACAATGCAGACTTTCTTGCTGCACTCAAAGAGCGTCGAGAACAGGTACAAAAGGCAAAAGAAGCTGGACTTGAAATTCCAATTGTATCTAATTATATTGGTGAATGCATTTTAAAGATTGCTAATCACCTATCTTATAAGGCTAATTTCATTAACTATTCATATCGCGATGAAATGATTGCGGATGGTATTGAGAATAGTATTCGATATATTGATAATTTTGATCCCGATAGATCTTCTAATCCATTTGCTTATTTTACTCAGATCATTTACTTTGCATTTTTACGCCGTCTAAATAAAGAAAAGCGTCAATCCTATGTAAAGAATAAGATGATGCTTGATACAGACATTGATACATTTGATCTTCAAGATCATGATGAAGGTGATTCATATCGTCAAAATTATCATGAACTTCTACAACATAACGGAGTTATGGTAGAAGAATTTGAAATTTCAATGGAAAAGAAAAAGAAAAAGAAAAAGCAAAGTGTTTCACTTGAAGAATTTATGGATTCTGATAATGACTAAAATTGCATAATTATTTATATTATAGAAATAATTACTTTGTTATTAACTTTAAAGAAAGGAGGGTTACTGGTTATGGCAAAAATTGCAATACTCGGTGACACGCATTTTCGGTGTTCGTTCTGATGCAAAGATCTTTCATGATTATTTTGCAAAGTTTTACCAAGATGTCTTTATCCCATATCTATTAGAACATAATATTGATACAGTATTTCAACTTGGTGATTTATTTGATAAGCGTAAATCAATCAATTTTTATTCACTTGCTGAATCAAAGCGATACTTTTTTGATCCACTTGAAGAGAATAATATTCAATTATATACGCTTGTAGGTAATCATGATATTTACTGGCGTGAAAGTCTTGCAATCAATGCATCGGATTTATTACTAACTGAATATAGTAATGTGCATGTGATTAGTTCACCCAAAGCATTTACGTTTGATACTACTTCATTTGATATTATTCCATGGGTATGTGAAGAAAATCAAGACGAAGTAATGGATTTTATTAAGAAAAGTAAGTCTGATATCTGTATGGGACATTGGGAAATTGCAGGATTTTCAATGTATAAAGGCATGGAAGCTCATGAAGGCCTAAATATGGATATGTTTGCTAAGTATGAACAGGTTTGGTCTGGGCATTACCATACTCGATCCCAAAAGGGTAATATCACTTATGTTGGTACACCCGCCGAAATGACTTGGCAAGACTTTAATGATCCACGCGGGTTTCATATCTTTGATACTGAAACTCGTGAACTGACTTTTGTGCAAAATCCTTTTACAATATATCACCGTCTAGAGTATAATGATCAAGTTGATTTACCAAATTTAGATGCACTAGACCTTAAAGATTGTTATGTAAAGGTTGTAGTAACAAATAAGTCCGATTTTTATAAGTTTGATAACTTCATTAATAAGCTATATCAAAAAGGTTGTTATGACATTAAAATTGTTGAGGATCTATCGGTCTTTAATGACGGAATAGTTAATGAAGAAATCAATCTTGAAGATACTGTATCAGTTCTTTCTCATTATATTGATAGCGTAGAAACAAATCAAGATAAAGAAAAGATTAAGCATTATATGAAGATTTTATATACCGAAGCTCTTAATATTACCGACTAATGATTACTTTTACATCAGTAACATGGCGCAATTTTTTATCAACTGGAAATGTGCCAAATACAATT